AAAAAAATGAAAGAAGAGAAATTGGTTAAAGGTTATTCACCTACCGATGTTGAGGCTAAAGTAACAAAAGTTTACGAAAATTATTCTATGGATTGGAGAATTACGGCAATCGTTGAATCTAAAATCGATGAGGTAATCGAAGGATAAAACTTCTAAGAATAAAATTTTAAAAGGGGAAAGACAATAGTTTTTCCCTTTTTTTTGTGCCATAATATCTAAAAAATGAATTTTTTTTATTTGTTGTGATATTTATTAGAAAAATATTTTATAAAAAGTATGGCAAATAACAAAAATGTAGTAGAAGATGCTCTTTTTCAAATTAGAAATTTGGAAGAAACTCTACAAGAAAATGCAAAAGGAATACTTCAGTCTACAATGACAGAAGAAATCAGACAATTAGTAAAAGAATCTCTGAAAGAACAAGAAGATGAGGTTGAGAATGATGAAGTCGATGTTGACGATCAAGACATGATGGCGGATGATCAAATGGCCATGGATGATGATGACATGATGGATGATGATGACATGATGGATGATGATGAAGTAGCTATGGACGATGATGAAATGGCTATGGATGATGACGAAACAATCGACATGACAGGCGCTTCAGATGAAGAAGTTTTAAAGGTATTTAAAGCTATGGGTGATGAAGATGGAATTATCGTTAAAAAAGAGGGAGGAAATATCCACCTTCAAGATGGTGATGACGAATACATGATCCAATTAGGAGAATCTGAAGAAGAAGAAGGAACAATTTACGAAATCGAAATGGACGAAGAAGAAGATGAATTCGTTGGTTTAGAAGATGAAATTTCTGAATTCAATTGGGGTGGTGCCGCAATGGGTGCTGTTAAAGGTGGTTTAGGTCTTGACGAAGAAGAAACTATCTACGAAATTGAAATGGACGATGAAATGATGGAAATGGATGATTACATGATGGAAGAAGATGACATGATGGGAATGGATGACATGATGGAAGAAGATGACATGATGGAAATGGACGATGAAATGATGGAAATGGATGATTACATGATGGAATCAAAAAAATCTGTTAAACCAAAAGGAGTTGGAATCGGTAGAGGTCCTAGATTTAGTTACGATAAAAAACCTAACATGGGTGGAGGTTTCAATGAAAAAAGAAAAGAAGCTTTTGGAAAAGGAACTAAAGCTATGGGAACAGGTAAAGCAAGATTCGAATACAAAGAAGAAAAAGAGTGGGGTTCTAAAAAAGGCGAATACAGACGCAAAAAAGAAGACGGAGTTGAGAAAAAAGCAGGTATGAAAGACGGACACTACAAAGATTACATGAAGAAAAAAGAAACTAAAGAAGCTTCAAGAACTTTAGGTAATGGGTCTAACGACGGTAGTAGAGGTTTAAAAAAGGCGAGAACAAATAATAGAAATATGAGTTTTAACCCTTTTAAACTTCATGAAAATGACGGAGAAATGAACTTATTAAGAGAAAAGAATGAAGAATACAGAAAAGCTCTTGATGTGTTTAGAACAAAGTTAAATGAAGTTGCGGTTTTCAATTCCAATTTAGCATACGCTACTCGTTTATTCACTGAACATTCGACAACAAAACAAGAAAAAATAAATATTCTTAAAAGATTTGATAATGTTGAGTCTTTGAAAGAGTCAAAAAATCTATACAGAACAATTAAAAATGAATTGAATTCAGGTTCTGCATCAGAAACTAAACTTAATGAATCAATTGAAAGAACTGTAAACAGAACTGTTGAAACAGGTTCATCAGTTAACTTGATTGAATCGAAAACTTACGAAAATCCACAATTCTTAAGAATGAAGGATTTGATGAGTAAACTATAAATAAACAATAAACATAAATAATAAAAACCAAAAAAAATGGGAGCATTATTAGAATCAGGTCTTGTTGGTAACATCGGTTTGAAACACCTTAAAGTTATCAAAGAAGACACAATTAACAAATGGGACAAATTAGGCTTTTTGGATGGTCTAAAAGGTCACTTAAAAGAAAACGTAGCACAGTTATATGAAAACCAAGCTTCTTTCTTGATCAACGAAGCAACTGCTGATGGAACTTCTAACGGAGCATTCGAAACAGTTGTTTTCCCAATCGTAAGAAGAGTTTTCTCTAAATTGTTGGCTAACGACATCGTATCAGTACAAGCTATGAACTTACCAATCGGTAAATTGTTCTACTTCGTACCAAGAATCCAAGGTTATTCAAATGCAGGATCAATCGCGAATTTCCCGAATAACCCAACAGGTGGTGATCATTACGCACCTATCGGTTCTCCTGAAGCTGTTAATTCAGGAAATAATGATCCTAACCAAGGTTATCCAGGTGGACCAGGTTATCCTTATAGAAAAGATCTTTACGATTTATTCTATGAAGGAAATGAAGCAAGTTTAGATCCTCCAGGATTATTTGACTACTCTAAAGGTAGATGGACTGCTGTTACTGCAACTGCAACAACACAAGTATGGTCTGCAGGAACTTTAGTTGATGCTAATGTTCCAGCGGGTAACACAAGAAAAGTTATTATCAAACTTTGTGGTTTCGCTAACGCAGGTGCTGGTAAACTTATCGGTCCTGATGGTAATGAAATGGATACTGAATCATTCCTTTCAGATCTTAAAATCTACGGTGGTGCTGGTTTATCGGCATCTACTACACCATGTGATGTAATTCAAAATGCGTCAGGTCAATACTTACCATTGTTATTTAGAGTTGTAACTCAAATTTACGGTAAAGGTATCGTTCAATACGGTTCAAATGCACCTACAGTATTTGGTAATACATTCCCTGCGAATGGAACAAGCACTGGTAACGGTGGTAATTACAATGACATTTGTGATGAGAACGGATGTATCTATTTAGAAGTTGATTTATCTTGTCCAGTATGTGCTGATTGTAACTCAACATCTTTAGATGGTTACACAGGAACAACTATTTACACAGGAATTTCTACAACTTCATTTACTGCATGGTATAGAAGATATGCAAACCTTGAGTTTGAAGATCAAATTGGTGAGGTTTCTTTCGACTTAGAATCTGTAACAGTTTCTGTGACTGAAAGAAAACTAAGAGCACAATGGTCTCCTGAATTAGCTCAAGACGTTGCGGCATTCCACAACATCGACGCTGAAGCTGAATTGACAGCATTGTTGTCAGAGCAAGTTGCGGCTGAGATCGACCGTGAAATTTTACGTGACTTACGTAAAGGTGCGGCTTGGAACTTACGTTGGGACTACAACGGATGGAGAAGAATTAACGCTACTACATCTTACACTCAAAAAGACTGGAACCAAACTTTGATTACAGCAATCAACCAATTGTCAGCACAAATCCACAAATCTACTTTGAGAGGTGGTGCTAACTGGATCGTTGTATCTTCTGAAGTTTCTGCAATCTTTGATGACTTAGAATACTTCCACGTATCTAACGCAGCTCCAGATCAAGATCAATACAACATGGGTATTGAAAGAGTTGGAACATTATCAGGTCGTTACCAAGTTTATCGTGATCCTTACTTCCCACCAAACCAAGTTTTGATTGGACACAAAGGAACTTCATTGTTAGACACAGGTTACATTTACGCACCTTATGTTCCTCTACAATTAACACCTACAATGTATAACCCATTCAACTTCACGCCAATCAAAGGTATTATGACCAGATACGCGAAGAAGATGGTGAACAACAGATTTTACGGAAGAATTACCGTAGATGGTGTTAGAACATTTGACTTAAGAGAATTGAGATAATCAAAATCTTAAAAATAACATTAAAGGGACAAGAAATTGTCCCTTTTTTTATTTTAATAAAGTTCTAATCGCTTTTGAAATAACTTCTGATTCACCGATTGTAAAAGATCCTTTTCTATGTGCAGACTTCACAGATTCAACTAAATAATATAGTGCATGTTCATTATCCATAGTGGATAATATAAGTTCTAAATGTTCTTCAGATAATAAATCTATTGTTCCAAAAAGATTTCCGTATTTTTCTTGTTCCATAACTCAAATATAAGATATTTATATCATATAATCAAATGAATAAATTAGATCAAATAATTA